CGTCACCAGAGCAGATATTAAACTTAGTTCTACCACAAGGCCCAGAGGGGCCACAAGGACCACAAGGAATACCAGGACCTACAACCTTGGCTGTTGGAACTACTACAACAGGCGCAGCAGGAACACAAGCTTCGGTAACAAATACTGGAACATCAACAAATGCAGTATTTGCTTTTACGATTCCAAGAGGAGCAACTGGAGCAACTGGCCCACAGGGCCCGCAAGGAATTCCTGGATCAAGTGCAACATTAAATCCAATACCAACAACCATTAGCTTAAATCCTCCAGTCCAATCATCTGGCAATAACTATGGCGTACAAGAAAACTGGTACCCAATATTCAATAATCTTTACTCTCTTGGCCAGCCACCTAGAGCATTGACTCCAGCTGATCCAGATTATGATATTGTTGGAAATAGATTTTGGAAAACAATATATTCTAATACAGGAACAATTAACACATCAGACCAAAGATTAAAGATGGATATTTCTCCATCATCTTTAGGATTAGACTTTATAAATAATTTAAACCCAGTAAGCTATAAGTTTATTGAAGGTGGCAAAGAGGTAGTTGATGGCGATCCAGTCTCAGTGCCTGGATCTAGAACTCATTATGGTTTAATAGCACAAGAAGTAAAAGAAGTTCTTGATGATGCCAACGTAGACTTTGGCGGGTGGGTTCTTCTAGATAAAGAAGATCCAGATTCAGAACAAGCATTGAGATACGAAGAGTTTATCTCACCATTAATTAAAGCGGTACAAGAGCTTACAGCGAGAGTTAAAGCACTAGAAGAGCAGTAAGACATGTCATATAAATATACTGTCTTAAACGATAACCCGCTTTCTTTCTTTTTGCTAGATGAAGTTAGATCTGGAGAAGCTGGATCATACAACAGCTTAAGATCTCTTTATGCAACATATCAAGATTTAAAAGACAACGGCGTATCTTACGCAGCAGTCAGCGGGCTACCCATAATAGATTATTCTGGCAACGGAATGGAGGGGTATGCGATAACATCTTCTGAGATAGAGGTTCTGCCAATAGTAGGAGCGGGAGTCAGAGGAACAGAAATAAATGAATACTCTGACATTAAGCTAAAGGCTCTAGGAGTTGCTACAAATAAGAAGCCAGATAGCCCATTTTCAATTGAGGCATGGTTTAGTCCAAGCCCTTATGATTTAGATCAGTATTTAATAGTTGGAGATGCTACAAACAATATAGGGCTATTTTATAAAAATGAAAATGTTATTTTTAAATGTAGTGAAGATGAATATGTTTTCTACAAAGTCTCAAAATCTCAAGTAATGCATATAGTAGGGGTTTATTCTAAAAGCACAATCTCACTTTATATAAACGGATCTTTGGTTTCACAAAAAGATATAGGTGGACAACTTAGATTTTCAAACCCGCTATTTGATTTAACAATTGGTCCAGCAAATGAAGGTATGAAATTTGTAATTGATTCAGTAGCAATTTATGATTATGAGCTAGATGAATCAGCATGCTTAAGACATTATAAGGCTGGCTACAAAGAAACTAAATACTCTCAAATAGTTTACTCAGACGGTGGAATATTTTTCTCCATGAACCTATTAACCATTAAGCCTTCTTTCTCATATAGATACCCTGGCAAAAAGCTTTTGTCTGAAATGGTATCTGGAGATGCTTACTATAACCCAAGATATAATAGGGTAGAGTTTCAAAAAACAGAATTACCTGAGACAAAGTCATTTGTATTTGAGGATAGAATTTACATTACTGGTCCAGAAAATATTGTCTCTTCACGCATATCTTATGGACAGGATGTAGACAATATCCTTGTTGAGGTAAGTGTTCCAGGGCAGGAGTGGGCTACTTGTACAAATAATGCGCCATTGCCATACTACAATAAAAATGAAAACATGAATAGTCCAATATTAGACATAAGAATTACAATGCAGACATCGGACTCATCGTTTGATCTTCCATATTTTAATGGGCTAGAGATAGATATGTATTCAAATAAAGATTTTTATTCTGACAACTCTGGAGACAAAATACATTCAGACTATGATTACTCGCTTGGGTATTATAACTACCCAGTAAGAATGCAAAATAAATATAATGGACTGTCCATGATTGACGGGCATGGATTTTCAGTTGATATGGCTATGGAGCCAAAAACTATAGAACTATTTTTTACGCCAAGAGGAACAAGCAATGTCCTATTCTCTTCAGACTCATCACATCTATCATGGTTGGCAGACGGCAGCATTTCAAAAAGTGGAATAAGCTCAGTATATGTTAATGGAATTGATAGAAGCTCAGAGTCCAATATCTCCTCATTCTTCTTGAGAGATGTTTCTCATCATGTGCTTATAGTCTTAAGCTCACCTGCAACTAATATTAAGTTTAATCAAAATCAATCTGGCTCAGAGTATGGGACATCTAGCACATATAATAATTTGGCTTTCTACGAAAAAGACTTTACTGAGGCTGAGGCATTAACCCACTACAGGCTATATTGCTCAGACAATACTAGCAGGGTTGTCGACCCAGGACTAACAATAGCTGAAAGCGACACTGGGGTTGACGGTACTCCTAATTTCATTAGAATTTTTGACTGATCCCAGTACATAATATAAGATATATTGCTTTTGTGTGTACAGAAGCTGGACTTTTACTAAGAACAATGGTAAACTATTTAACATATGGACATCTTAAACCAAAAAAGCCAAATCATTGAAGAGACCACACTAGGTATATACGTGTGGGAAATGCCCGATGGCAGATGGATTGGCGACGATGATGGCAACTTCCTTTCTATAACATCTAAAAAAGGAAACCGTTCTAGAATGGCAGCACTTGCAGATGCAGTAAGACACTATGGAATTTATGAAGGCCAACCTAAGTTTTTGTCTGGCAGAAGAAAGATCGATGACGAAGAGTTTGAATATCAAAACCAAAGACTTAAGTGGGGCCTAACACCAGACCCGCTTGATATTGGAGAGTATAAAGATTCAGTATTAAGAGGAGGAGCTGTCAAATGACACAGTTCTTAGAAGATGGACCAGATGATACATACGAAGTATCTGTAAAAAATAGCTCAGACTTATTTTCATTTAAAAAAGAAAAGGATCACGTAGACCCATTTGCAGTTGGCCTAGATGATCTAAAGAAAGTCAGAGGACTAGGCACTAACTTTAAAAGAAAAGTAAATAGAGATTTTGCAAAATCATTTACTGGAAAAGATGGCTCTGGAACCCAGCAGAATCTTCTACAGCAAGCGGTCACTGGCTACGCTATGTTTGACCTTGTGCAGCCTATATACAACTTAGAGTACCTTTCACAAATCTATGAAGTATCAACATATAATTACGCAGCAATTAATGCAAAGGTTGCAAACATTGTAGGTCTTGGATATTCATTTATGGAGACAAGAAAGACTAACGATGCAATCGATGCTATAACAGATGATAAGCAGCTAGAGAGAGCTAGAAGAAAGTTAAATAAACTTAAGCAGGATCTTCAAGACTGGCTTGACTCAACAAATGATGAAGATACATTTACAGAAACATTGATCAAGGTATACACAGACCTTGAAGCAACAGGCAATGGCTACATTGAAATTGGAAGAACCACGGCTGGAGATATTGGCTACATTGGCCATATACCTTCAAAGACAATGAGAGTCAGAAGACTTCGTGATGGTTTTATGCAATTGCTTTATGGCAAGGCAGTTTTCTTCAGAAACTTTGGAGATACAGAAACTCCAAACCCTATTGGAGATATAGAAGACCGTCCAAATGAAATTATTCATTTGAAGAAGTATACTCCAATGAATAATTATTATGGTATCCCAGATATCGTGGCAGCCCAGATGGCGCTTGCGGGAAATGAATTTGCTGGTAGATACAACCTTGACTACTTTGAAAACAAAGCGGTTCCAAGATACATCATTACAGTAAAAGGTGCAAAGCTTTCTCCAGAGTCAGAAAGAAAGTTGCTAGAATTTTTCCAGGTTGGATTAAAGGGCAAAAATCATAGATCGCTTTATATCCCACTGCCAGCAGACACACCAGACAATAAAGTAGAATTTAAGATGGAGCCAGTTGAAGCTGGTGCACAAGAATCATCATTTAATATTTATAGACAGTCAAACAGAGATGAGATACTGCTTGCCCACAGAGTCCCAATTAATAAGATTGGTGTTCCAGAGGGCGTATCTTTAGCAAATGCTAGAGATGCCGACAAAACATTCAAGGAGCAGGTTTGCCGACCAGCTCAAATGAGATTGGAAAAAAGAGTTAATTCAATTATTGAGGAAAAGACAGATGCACTCAAAATTAAATTCGAAGAGCTAACTCTAACAGACGAAGATACCCAGTCACAAATAGACGAGAGATATTTGCGTATGCAGGTAATTACTCCAAATGAGGTTAGAATTAAAAAGGGAATGATCCCAGTAGAAGGCGGGGATGAAATGGTGGAATTAAAGCCCCAGCAGGCGGCTGATCAAAAGGCAACTGCTGGAAAGACAAGGGCTAGAGATTCTGAAAGATCTGCTGCTTCTTCTGATAAAGTTGGAGAAGGCAGAAATGCAAAGGGAGATGGCAAAAAGGTTGACTAAACCTAATCAACTGCTATTTGCTTTTTTAGATAGACAAGTATAAAATTAAGCATATGAACATTGAAAAAGCTCAGTGGTCCTCCGACGGCCAAAACATTCATTTAGCTGTCCCTTTCACAAAAGTGAATAGGGAGAATAGAACTGTTTCTGGCTTTGCTACATTAGACAATGTAGATCAAACAGGAGACGTAGTCACTGCAGAAGCAAGCATAAAAGCATTTGAAAGTTTCCGAGGAAACTTAAGAGAGATGCATCAGCCCTTAGCTGTTGGCAAAGTTGTTTCATTTAAGCCAGAAACATACTACGATCAAAAGTCTCAAACTTTTTACAATGGTGTTTATGTAACATCATACATTTCAAAGGGTGCACAAGATACTTGGGAAAAAGTTCTTGACGGTACCCTTTCTGGTTTTTCAATTGGCGGAAAGATTAAAGACTCAGACAATGAAGTCAACAAAGCAACAGGAGAAGCAGTTAGATTCATCAAGGAATATGATCTTGTAGAATTGTCAATTGTAGATTCTCCAGCAAACGAAATGTGCAACATCGTTTCAATTGAGAAAATGAATGGTCAGCTTATATTTAAGGGCATGGCAGCAGATGTAGTTACAGAAAATATTTTTTATTGCGAAGAAAGCGACTCTGTCTTTATCTCGACAGACAAGACATACTCTTCTCCAGTTACTGGAAAAGAAGCTACGCTAATTGGCTGGGTTGAAAGCTCAGACATTAACAAATCAAAAGAGATAGATAAGATTCTTGCTTCATTCAAGAAGTCAAGAGTTCCGTTGCCTGCAACACAAACAATAGCAAAACAGGCAAACGTACAAGGAGGTAATGAAGTGGAAAAACTAAACGTAAAAGCTGAAGATTCAGCAGTTGTAGAAGCAACACCAGTTGCAGAAGCACCAGCTGTAGAAGCAATCGTTGAAGAGACCGTAGTAGCATCTGATGCTCCTGTTGTCGAAGATGCACCAGCTGCTGATTCAGCAGAAGATGCAGACTCTGCTTCTGTAGATGTCTTTAAGTCGGTTGATGCTCCTCAAGCAGACGCTGCAGTAGAAGTTGAAGAGCCTGATTTTGCAAAAATGTTAGTAGACCTAAAGGGATTCTTTGCAGATACTCTTAGCAAGGCTACAGAGGCAAATGCAGTACAGGTTTCAGAAATCAAAGAAACTGTAGAGACTTTTAGCAAGGGCGTAAATGCTCAGATTACAGAGTTAGCAGAAAAGCACAGCGCACTTAGTGCAGCTGTAACAGAAATAAAGGGCACCATTGATGGTGTTCAAAAGCGTGTAGATGCCGTAGAAGGCGATACAGCAATTAAGAAGTCCTCAGACCTTGGCGGGTCTGTGGTAGCAACAACAACAAAATCAAAATGGAACGGTTCTTTCCTCGGTTCCGTAAACGAAATATTTAACTAGGGTAGGTGAAATTATAATGAGCAATGAAACATTAGAGAAAGCAATAGCAGCTGGAACAACAGCTACAGGTACTTTCGCATCAACAACTGGTGGAGAAGGCATTCACACTGCGTCTGAAAATGGCAACGGTGGTCTTCTTAATCCAGAGCAATCAGCTCGCTTCCTAGACTATATGTTCGACGCAACCGTAATTGGTAAGGTCGCACGTACTGTCCGAATGAAGTCAGACACAACAGAAATCGACAGAGTCGGCGTAGGCGAGAAGCTTATGAAGCTCGCAACAGAAGGTGACAACACTGCATCAAACGCAGCTGTTACATTCTCAAAGATCTCTCTCACAACAAAGAAGCTTCGTCTCGACTGGGAGCTCTCAACAGAGTCACTAGAAGATAACATCGAAGGTCCAGATCTAGAAGACCACATCGCACGTATGATGGCAACTCAAGCTGGAAACGACATCGAAGATGTTCTTCTTAACGGTAACGAGTCACTTTCATCAGATGCTCTTTACAAGGCATTTGATGGTGTAGTAAAGAAGTCTAAGGCTAACGGTCACGTAGTTGACGCAGCTGGCGCTGGACTTTCTCGTGCTGTATTTAACTCAGCACTTAAGGCACTTCCACGTAAGTACAAGCAGCGTCGTACAGACCTTCGCTTCCTTGCGGGATCAAACTTGATCCAGGATTACTTATACTCAACATCACAGAACATCCAGAATGTTAACCCACAGGATATTGCTTCAGGCATCATCCGTGGTGAAGTTGCACCTGTTTCAGGTCCAGCAGGCTACGTAGCCCCATACGCATTCGGTATTCCAATCGTTGAAGTTCCACTTCTCCCAGAAACACAGGCTGGAGATTACGCAAATGCAACTGGCTCACACGGTGACGTCCACTTGACATTCCCTAATAACGTTGTTATTGGTGTAAAGCGTGACGTAACAGTCTACCGCTTCTTCTGGCCACGTAAGGACTCAATCGAGTACACAATGTATACTCGTGTTGGCGTTCAGATCGAGCAGGCAGACGCTTGGGTAGTTGTAAAGAACGTTAAGGTTGCTTCCTAATTAGGAATTAATCAAGAAAGGCCCCCAATTAATTTTGGGGGCTTTTCATTTTAATTATACAATGCTATAATGGTTTTACCTAGAAAAAGGAGTAATAAATGTCTTTTGACACATTAAAGGTCGCAGAATTGAAATCGATTGCAGAAGAGTTCGCAGTTGAAACAGAAGGCCTAAAGAACAAGCAAGACATCATCGCAGCTCTCGCAGAAGAAGGTGTTACATATGCAGTATACGCAAAGACACTTAAAGATGTAGAGGATGCAAAAGAAGAGATTGAAATCCTTCCAGTATTTGATCCAAAGGCAGAGCGCACAGAAGATACAGTATTGGTTATGATGACAAGAGCAAACTTTAGATACGATATTATGGGCCATACATTTACTCAGGACCACCCATTCGTAGCAATGCATAAGGATGCTGCTCAGCAAATTTTTGATAAAGAGGAGGGGTTTCGTTTAGCCACACCAAAAGAAGTTCAGGATTATTACGGCTAAGCTTAATCACACAACATGGAAATTATAGTAGGAACAAATGCTCCAGTAAAGCAAAGAGTCTTTTGGAAAGGCGGCATAGCTAAAGCAGATTCACTGCCAATAGTTAAGTTTTATGACGTAACAGAAGACCCAGCAATTGCTCCTTCTATAAATCCAGGTTTTATTTTAGAAACCCAGGAAGCAGAAGAGCTAGACACTGACTTTGGAGTATACAGCGTATACCCACCTTTATCTCTTACAGATAGACCAAGGTCATTGAAATTGGTATGGGAGTATGAAGTCGATGGAGAGCCAGTAACAAAAGAGCACAAAATCTTTGTTGTAAAGCCATATGCAGATTTAACTCAAGCTGCCGATGCTCTAGGATTTGGATTTGATCAATCAGACCCAAACTACAGAACGTTTGCCGATTTGGTTGCTGCAGAAAGATATGCAAGAAAGCTAATTGAAAATTATACTGGGCAACAGTTCCACTTATACGATGACGTAAATGTTGTGTATTCAACTGGAGCTGACACTCTGCCATTACCGTATAAAATCAATCAGCTTCACGAGCTTTATTTAAACGACATGCTTCTTGTAGATACAATTAACAATATCAACAATCTAAATATGCCAGTTGCAATATCTGAAAGCGGATTTGGATTAAGGGTTGATAGATCCAATGCTTTAGATAATGTAGTATATTACGCTAATGGCATGATCCCTCCAAGCATTAATGACAGCGGAAGAGGGATGTTCATCAACGGAGGAACATACAGAGTTGCAGGTAGATACGGTTGGGAACATGTCCCAGATGAGGTAGAGCTTGCATGTATTGAATTAATGAGAGATTTCTTCTCAAAAGACAAAGAGTGGCGCAATAAGTATATTAAGAGCATCCAGACATTTGACTGGCAGTTCCAGTATGACACTTCAGCATTTAGCGGAACAGGCAATAATTATGCTGATCAGCTACTGCTTCCATATGTCACAAACAAAATGGTAGTTATTTAACATGAACAACCTAGTCGATTCTATTTTCAATATGAAGGTAGATGTATATCTGCAAGAAGATTACCAAGACCAGAACACTGGTGCTATCAAAAAATCTTGGATATACGAAAAGACTGTCCCCTGCTTTGCCAAGGGAATGATATCAAACTCATCCTCTGCAAGAAGTGGTGACAACCAGTCTATATCAACTAGGTATAAAGATACTCAGACAATAGAGATTAGAACACAGACAAGGCTTACATATCGTCAAAAGATAACTAACATTAAAGATTCTTCTAATAATGTTATCTGGTTTGAGCTAAACTATCCCAACGATACACCTACAGTATTTGAGATAATAAGCTCAACCCCGATCACTGATCCCTTTGGAACACTTATGGCATACAACTCAATTGCCAAAAGGTCGGAGAATCAGATAATTGGAGACTAGCGGAGTAGCATTATTGCAAGCAGCGTCTGGACTAGAAAGATTGATGCCTGGTGCTTCTTATGCTGGAATTGTAAAAGATAGTAACGTTGCACAAATATCCGCCTTTCTTTATTACCAGGCAAATGTTGCTGCAAAATTAACATCAAATAACGCATTCCAAAGACTATTTAAAACAACAATATTTAAGCAGATAGACAAAGACTTTGGTTTATTCATAGACTCTCAAGCACGTACAAAGCCAAAATCTCTACACCATGTTTACGAATGGAATAAAGCTGGGCAGGCAGCTAGCAGACTTTATAAGCTAAACAAGCTAGAGTCTACTGGACTATCGTTTAGAATTAACTATGAGCTGAAGATATCAAAAACATCTGTTCCGACAAAGAATAGAAAGCAGACCAGCAGATACGTATTTGCAAACAAGGCATCCGTAATGGAAAAGGGAATGCCAATTGTCATTAGACCTAGATCCGCAGAAAGACTAGTGTTTGAGATTGACGGAGAAGCTGTATTTATGCCAAAGGGCAAGTCTGTTACTGTAAAGAGCCCTGGAGGAAGAGCGTCTACAAATCAATTTGATTTAGCATATAGCAGATATTTTAGCGGGCCAATGGTTTCTAATTCCATTAAGGCTTCTGGCTTTCAGAATCTATTTGGGGCTAAATTTGAAAAGGCAATGAAGGTCCCGTCTTCTATAGCCAAGGTGCGTTATTCTTTCAGTCCAGGTACAATTAGACTGCAAGCAGAAGCGGCATTAACAGAACAATTTGGAGGAGTAGCATAATGGTAGACTATAGCATAGACGCAATGTATGAGATTAGAAAGCATTTATGGCAAGAGCTTATATTGAATAGCCTTGTAGATCCTAACTCCTACTATAGCGATAATTTGGGTGAAGCAATAATCCCTATCATACCAGTTCAACAGGCCCCAGAGCTCTCACAATTCTTGAGTGGTAAGACCCATATAGTCTATGACAAAATAGGAAGCACCTATGAAGATAATTGGATGATATGCTGCGAAAAGATATCGTTCACAATTTACTCAGTAGATCACTCTGAGATAAATTCAATTAGAAATATGATGATGGATGTATTCAGAAGAATGGACGATTCTGCTAGGGATCTAAACATGTCTAAGACCACAGACAAGATCATATTCCACAACACCCTTATCCTAGACATGTCTCCTACAGAGCCATCAGAGGAGCTAGCAGGCTTTCTAGCGGCAGATGTAATCTTAGAGGTTAAATACTCTAGAACAGTAGGCCAAAACGGCAGATTCGAGTAGTTTGCCTTTTAGTTGATTGTAAGATAAACTTATACCAAGAGGAAAAGAGCCTAGCCAGCTTAATTTAAAGTAAGTCAATATATATATATTTATTTAACAGGAGGTTTTACAAAATGGCAACATTTAATAACGCAAGAAATATTCTTGTTGGAGCTTCTCCATTGTTCTTGTCAGTAAAGGATTCAACTGTTTCAGGTTACACTGAAAACATGGAGCCAGATCAGACAGCAGGAGTAGCATTTGTAGATGGAGCATCTTACACAGATACTCTAAATGCAGCAGCAGCAGGACTTAATCCAAAATTCCGCAACGTAGGTTTCACAAACAACGGTCTTCAGATTACATACAACCCATCATACGGTTCAGTAACAGTAGATCAGCTTCTTGATACAGCAAAGCTTTTCAAGGAGTCAATGGAAGTTATGATTGCAACAGAAATGTCTGAAGGTACACTTGAAAATATTCTTGCTGTATTCGGTCAGGGAGCAGATACTCTAGACAGAGGCGACGATGTAGATACACTCGGTCTCGCAGCTGGTGCACTAGGAATTGCTCCAACAGAGCGTCAGCTAATCGCAGTAGGTGCAGCACCAACTGTTGATGAGACAGGATCTAACATCACAAGAACAGAGAGAGTATACTACGGACGCAGAGTTCTTTCAGTACAGCAATCTCAGTTCTCGCTTGCTCGTAACGCAGCGACAACATTCCCAGTTACCTTCCGTTTGCTACCAGATGGCAATAAGACAGGTGCTGAATACGGACTAATTATTGACCGTGTTGTTACAGCATAATTAATTTATTAATTAGTAAAACCCCCCTAAGAAATTAGGGGGGTTTTAGCATTGTATTGGTATTTCTGATATGATACAATAATTAAGAGAATATCCTAGGAGGATTAAATTGGCAACAACAGTATATGATGTAGAAGAGATTCAACTACAGAATGGCGCAACAGTAAAGCTAAAGCCTTTAACAATTAAAGAGCTTCGCAAGTTTATGGCAGCCATCGCAAAGACAGCAGAAGTAACTACAGAAGATGAAACCCTAACTATCCTTATCGATGCTTGTGCAGTAGCGCTAGAAAAGCAGCTTCCAGAATTGGTAGCAGATAGAGATGCATTTGAAGATGTCCTCGACGTTCCAACGATTAACCGTATCCTTGAGGTATGTGGCGGAATTAAGATGGATGATCCAAATTTGCTAGCAGCAGCGGTTCTAGCTGGTCAGAACTAGATCTAGCTGC